TCCCGAAGTAATGATTGCCGCGCCACCAGGTCGCGTTCCCGTCAATATTTCTACCAATGTGGGCGCGGTAAATACAAATTATCGTCAAGTCGGTATTTTGACGCCGCGCAATGGTACTTCCAGTCCTTCTTCTCGTATTCTTCCTCTCATGGGACGCCCGCTTTTTGTAAATCGCGACAAATGGCAATATTATACTATGAGTGATCAAAACAACAGTATTAAATTACCAATCCGCCGAAATGGTCGTAGTTGCACAAATGAATATGGATGCGATAAGTTATATACTGGGGATACCGTTTTTGTAGAGGGATATAATGAAGCATTTACTGTAACTAAATATGAAAATGACGTAATTCAATATATTCCCTTTTTGTAAAAGTTGTCAGATTTGCCACGATCAGCCGTTGTAAAGCCTAGCACAAGGGCTATCCAAATCCTAATTATTTATCAATAATGACCTCTTTGGCGACATTTTTGATGATCCGATGATAATTTGTTTCCAGTTCATGTTTTCCACCCATGGATTCATATACAATTTTTAAATACTTTTCATTTACGGAAGATTCATATTCCTTATGTTCCGGATGTTCTTTTTGCCAGATTGGAATTTGTTGTACATTTTTGTGGGCAATATGTTGAATGGCCCATTGCATATTTTTTCTCTCTTGATTCTCCTTTTCCCAAGCATCTTGATCACGAATGTAAAGGATTTCCCGCTTTACATCACTACAATGGATCGGTCGCTTTGTAATATCCAATTGTTTGAGCCCTTCAATAAATATTTTGGAAATCCCATCTACGTACCCCAATTCTCCCACACGTTCCAAATCCGATGGTTGTAATTGCAATGACGCCACAAAATCCTTCAAATTTAATGCATCTTTACACGTTTCATTCAAAAAGAAATTCAAGTTGAATTTATTATGATTAACCGTGTTATGGACTACTTTTCCCTCTTTGGCCATCTCCATGATTTGTTTTTGCATCTCTTGATTCTGATGGATCAATTCTTCATTCTGTTTCAACACTTGAAGAATCAGGTTGGTATTCGTGAGAGAAATCCCGGTTTCTTCAGGAACCAACTCGGTAATTTCTATTTTTGAAGGTGCTACACTGCACTTTTTCTTATGTTTCCACAATCCCTGACGATATTTGAATTGACGATTACATGTATCACAACAATGTACAGAGTGTGCTACTTTTTGTAATCCAGCGTCATCCAGGAGGTGTTTTGCAGTGGTTTCATGTTTCAATAAATTATATTGTCGTGTTGTAGAATAGTCACACTTAGAGCAGTAAAATTTTTGTGCTACTTTTGCTACTTTTTGCGTCATCCTATATATGGATGACACAAAAGTAGCAGAATTTTTTCCCAAAAAAGTTGCAATCACAAACTGAAAAACTGAAAAATGAAAATGAGAGCATTATGCTCTATGTGCAAATTTTGCATATTTTTTCGCCGAAAGTTTTTTTGGGATTTCAAAAATGGACAAAAAAAATGTCCAAAATCAACTTCCCGAAAATACTTTTGGCGAAAAAAACATGCATTTTTTGCACATGACTGACGGCCGAACTTTATGACATAAAATGGCAATATTAACACTTGTTATGATGATATAATAAGTTATGAAAAATTGTGCCAAAGCATAAGACCATCCTGGAAGTTCCAACATAGCAAAATAAAATGTTGTTTTATTGTATAATAATGATGAACATATTAGATAACAATTTGAATGTTCTACTAGTGGGTTTTATATTGTCTTTGAATGACTTATTGTCTTTCTCTATTACCAAATGGATCTATGTAAAACATGCTAGTTTATTCTACTTGATTGTTCCCGCATTTTTTTATGCATTTCAAATGCCCCTCTTTTTTTATGGCTTAAAAATTTCCACTATGACAGTATTGAATATTGTCTGGAATTTGGTTTCTAATATTTTAGTCACTTTAGTCGGTGTCTTTTTCTTCAAGGAGAAAATTGGAAATATAAAGATGATCGCTATGTTAATCGGCCTCTTCAGTTTAGTCCTATTTGCGTTGGATGGCGTTTTTTAATGCGACGTCCACCCTGGAAATAACATATAAAATATAACTTAAAGACGCCCCTACAATTTCCTTAAATTGGCTAAATTTTCTCTCGGGATCATGGCATTGGTCAAGGATTATTTTGAGAAAACAAAAGAATATCAATCTATTTATGGAAAAAAAACGCTGGTTTTAATGCAAGTTGGTGCTTTTTTTGAGGTTTATGGACTTCAAAACAAGAAAACAGGAGAAATCGCAGGCAGTCCAATTGTGGAGTTCTCTCGTATTTGCGACATGAATATTGCAGATAAGAAAATTTGCGTTGGACAAGACGGTGTATTGATGGCTGGTTTTGGCCATTTTATGTTGGAAAAATATTTGAATAAATTGAAAGATGCCGGTTATACGGTAGTCGTCTTTGTACAAGATGAACAAGCCAAAAATACCACACGTAGTTTGGCCGGGATTTATTCTCCCGGAACATATTTTCCCATGGATTCGGAAATCTCTGGTTCTGGTTTTAATTCCGGAATATCCAACAATACGTGTTGTATTTGGTTGCATGTCAGTGCCTCTGCAAATTCCCTCTTTAAAAAAACAGCCCAATCAGGCCAAAAAATGATTCATGTGGGCGCGGCAAATATCAATATTTATACAGGGAAATCTGCGTTATTTGAATATCAAGAGACATTTTTTATGAATCCGACAACATTTGATGAATTGGAGAGATTTGTCAGTATTTATCAACCGAGCGAGGCCATTCTGATTGGCAATCTTTCTCTCGCCGAATTAGAAGAGATTCTTTCTTTGGCAAATCTCCATTGCTCTGCCATACATTGTATTTCTTTATTGGAAAAAGAGTCTGGTACCTCGGCAGAACAAAGAAAACGTGCGCAAAACAGTGAAAAACAGACCTATCAGCGCGAATTGTTGTCGCGGTTTTTTAATCAAATTACAAACATGGATGTTTTTTATGAAAGTTTTTATCAACAGACCATGGCCACGCAAGCCTATTGTTTTCTTTTAGATTTTATTTATCAACATAATCCCAATTTAACACAGAAAATTAGCGAGCCTATATTTGAAAATTGTAGCGATCGTTTAATATTGGCCAACCATTCATTAAAACAATTGAATATTATAGAGGATGTACAGGGAACCGGCAGTCGTTATTCCTCGGTGGAAAAAATATTGAATGTCTGCATTACCGCGATGGGACGCCGACATTTCTCTCATCATTTCTTAAATCCAACAACAAATATTGCCATGCTAGAAAAGGAATACGCCATTACAGAACATGCGATAGAGCATTATTCACAATACGAATCTTGGCGTCAAACAATGCATAGTATCAAAGATTTATCTCGTCTGAATCGGCATATAATTATGAAAAAGATCACACCCAAGGCTCTGTTTCAATTTCACAAGAACCTGAAGTTTGTTACAGATGCATTTTCATTTTTGAACGAGGATCGCGTATTTTCTGAATATTTGCAGAATACAGTGTTTCATTATAGTCGTGTCTCTGAATATACAAAATTATTTACGGAATTTTTGGAACGAAACTTTTGTTTGGAGGATTGCGAAGACTTGGAAAGTGTTCAAACGGTAGAAAGAGAAAAGTCCTGGATTCAACGTGGTGTAGATAAAGAATTGGATGAAAAAACGCGTTCCTATGTAGAGGCCATGGACCAGTTGGAAAGCATTCGTATGTATTTGAATTCTTGTCTTGCCAATTATGAAAAAACGGCAAAAACAACGGATTATGTCAAATTACACGAGACAGAAAAAAATAATTTCAAATTGATTGCCACAAAACGACGTTGCACCATATTGAAACAGTATTTTTCTTCATTGACAACCAATCAAGAAACTATAAAACTTTCATATCAATCATCCTATGATCAACAAGAAAAGGAATTTGTGTTAGAACTTTCATCGCAGCAACCATTCTTTTTTCATGCACAAACCGCCAGTAATGATATTATAACAAATCCACAAATAGAGATTTTATGCAAAATTGTTACCAACGTCAAGCTCCAGATGAAAGAAATGATCCAACGAGTTTATTTACAACTATTGAATCAATTGGCAGAATATCAAGATGCTATGGAAACCATTATTCAATTTGTTACCATGATAGATGTTGTTTTGACCAAGGCAACGATTGCTAAAAAATATAATTATTGCAAACCAGTCGTTCGCGCTGCCGAAAAATCTTTCGTTGATGCACGTGGCCTTCGGCATTGTTTAATAGAACATTTACAGCAACAAGAGGTATATGTAACCAATGATATTTGTCTTGGAAGAGAAGACAATGAAGAAAAATGCGGCTGTGATGGTATTTTGCTATATGGGACTAATGCGGTGGGAAAGACGAGTCTAATACGTGCTTTAGGAATCGCCGTTGTTATGGCTCAATCAGGACTATATGTACCATGTAACCAGTTTATTTTTAGTCCGTATAAATACATTTTTACGCGTATTTTGGGTAATGATAATATTTTCAAGGGACTTTCTACCTTTGCTGTAGAAATGTCGGAATTGCGAACAATTTTGCGCTTAGCAGATAAGCAAAGTTTGGTATTAGGAGATGAGTTATGCTCCGGAACGGAAAGTATTTCTGCGCAAAGTATTTTTGTTGCAGGAATAAAACAACTTTTCCAAAAAGAGAGTAGTTTTATTTTTGCCACACATTTACATGAAATTGTACATTATGAGGAGATAAAAGAGATGCCTACGGTTCATTTGAAACATATGGCAGTAGTATTTGACAGGGAACAAAACCGATTGATTTATGACCGAAAATTGAGAGATGGTCCGGGGGACAATATGTATGGTCTGGAAGTATGTCGTTCATTGAATCTGCCGGAGGATTTTTTGGCATTGGCAAATGAAATCCGTATGAAATATCATCGGGAGTCCCAAAGCATTCTTTCTCTTCAAACGTCGCGATATAATAGAAAGAAAATTGTTGGAAAATGTGAAATGTGTAAAGAAGTAATGGGAACAGAAGTGCATCATATTCGGCCACAACAGGATGCGGACGTAGATGGATTTATTCGGAATGGATCTGTAAGTGGATTTCATAAGAATCATTTGGGCAATTTAATGACGGTTTGTGAGGGTTGTCATCATAAATTTCATTCTTCGTCTTTGCAATAATTTTGTATATTATATATTATATATTCACTGCATAAGTAGATAATATATTGTTTTTATGTTTACAAATCATAAGAAAGAATCAAATTATAGAAGAATTGCAAAATTTAACTAAAATACGCATTTAATGTTTCCTGCGACGAGTGTTGCGATGACTATGTCTTCCCTTTCCACGTGAACGAATCATGGAAATCCCTTTTTTAACATCCGTGACACCCATTTGTACGCCGGATTTAACAATTCCGAATAAACCAGAAAGTCCGCTTTCTAATAGACTGACCGTCTTTCCTACAACTTTTTTTGTTTTGCCTAAAAGTCCAGATTTGCGTGAAGCATGCGACTTGCGCGAATAATGTTTTCCTGCCATATTTTTATATATATTCCAAAGAAAATAAAATTGATTTCAATAGAAAGAATATAAATAATTCTAGATATATTTTATAACCACCACCCTAACTAGGTTAATTCTATTTTAACTATGATTATTCCTATCAAATGTTTTACCTGCGGAATGGTGATTGCGGATAAATATCGTTATTACGTGGAAGAAGTGAGAAAGCGAAAATTAGCAAGAGACATGGATATTCATAAAGTATTATATTTAACTATGCAATTTAGAGAAAAGACACCAGAGGGAGAAGTATTAGACGAACTTGGATTAAATAAAATGTGTTGTCGCAGACATATGTTGGCTCACGTAGATATTGAGTAATAATATCATATCAATAAACAAAAATAATTTCTTGTCTATATATAATTTCTTTGTATAATATATATTTTTTAATGGTAAAAACAAGAAGACGAGTTCCGAAAAGAAAGACACAAAAAATGTGGAATATGGTGGGATGTTCCAAACATAATAAAAAAATGATGGGAGGGAACCAAATGGGAGGGGGGTGCGGTTGTGGTATCCAATTCGGAGGTGGTCAAAAAGGAGGGGGATGTGGTTGTGGTCTTCAATTTGGCGGAAAACACAAAAAACGCGGTGGTGGATCTCTTTCTCTCTCTCCTTCTCCCTTTGTAAATAAACCTTGGTTTGCACCAATATCTAGTTGGCCAGGAGTTCAAGGTTCTGGAACAGGTAATTGGTTGACAAAAAATCAAATGAATGTGGATCTTTCAGAGAGAACAGGAGTTCAAGAACGTGGAGGTTCCATTTCTCCATTTCAAATGGGTGGAAAAAGAAAAAAGTCTGGTAGCAAAAAAAAACGCAAACAACATGGTGGTTTTTTGTCTGATTTAGTCAATGCAGGGCGTAGTTTAAGCTATGGTTTAAATAATGCATATAGTAACTTGATTGGAAGTCCTAATATGCCAGTGAATCCAATGCCTACGGTGCAATTTCCCTACCGTTCCGGATAATCTGTAAAAAAAATCTAGGCAAATCGTAATTTTTTCTTTATTCAATATATAAATGGCCGGTTTTCCTACAAAGCTAAAGGATTTATGCACCCCTGCGTTGTTTTACTTTGTGATTTCCATCATTATGCTTGTTGTGAGTGGTTTCCAAAATATGGGCAACCGTAACGTTTATTCCATGGGAAGCATGACTACCCGTGTGAGCAGCACAATTTTAGTGTTCGTTGTCAAATTCATTTATATTCTATTCTGGACTTGGATATTAAATTTGATTTGCGGATCTGGACACCCCGGTATTGCTTGGTTCTTAGTCCTTATCCCTTTCATTCTTCTTTTCTTAATTGTCTTTATCTTTATGGCAAATCCTTATTTAGAGGGATTACAAATGAAAGCAAAAAAGTAAAGAAATATAAGAAATATAAGAAATATAAGAAAAATATAAAGTAGTAAAATTTTGTTATAACTATATTGTCTTGAATAAAATCTATCTTTAATGTAAATAGACTTTATTATATGAAGATACCCAAAATTCAATTATGCACACCCGCATATGTCTATTTTTTTATATCGGTTTTTCTATTAATCCTTTCCGTTTTACAAAATTTAGGTAATGTTCATGTTTATTCATTGGGTTCGTTTAGCATGATGGTTCCTAATACAATCCTTGTTTTCATTTTTAAACTATTGTATATTGCTTTTTGGACATGGATACTCAATTATTTATGCAAATCTGGATACACTAGTATTTCTTGGTTTTTGGTTCTTATTCCCTTTCTTCTCTTTTTTGTGGGCATGGGTGTTTTTTTGATCACAAATAAAAAATAATATATCTTTTATATAGATAAAAATAATTATGTATATAAAAAAAATAAAATCAAAATCAAAAATAGCAACAAAAACAAAACCAAAAGTAAAACCAAATAAAAATCAAGGTCTTTCACAGTCTTTTCAAGAATATAAAAAAAACTGTCATAAAATTCATGGTTTTACTTATGTATCTATTCGCGGCTCCCCTAAAGAACGCGGAATACATTATGGTCGTTGTTGTGCCCAGGATTTTAAAGAAGTTCAGCGCATGCTTCATTTTGTTTGTGAAGAAGAATATGGTCGTTCCTGGGAATTCTTTATAGATGCAGCAAAAAAATATTTCAAGGAAAAAATACGGCGAGTGTATCCTGAATTATATGAAGAAATGGAAGGAATCGCAGAAGGTATTCAATCCGCAGGGGTAGAAACTACCGTGGATGAAATTCTTGCCTGGAATAATTATTTTACTCTGTTAGATTCATGGTATAGCACTTATAGCGATAACAATGATAATGAATACGGCAAACTTATTATGAAAAAAACCGAGGGGGGAGCAAAAGATCGTTGTAGCGCCTTTATTGCGACAGGAAGTTATACAAAAGATGGAAATATTGTAGTTGCTCATAATAGTTTTTCCAATTTCGTAGATGGACAATATATGAATTATGTATTGGATATCCATCCAGAAAATGGACATCGCATTTTGATGCAAACTTGTCCTGGATGGATATGGAGCGGCACCGATTTCTTTGTAACCAGCGCAGGAATCATTGGTACGGAGACGACAATTGGAGGATTTCTTCCATATGAAAACAATTTGCCAATAGCCTTTCGTATTCGGCAAGCCATGCAATATGGAAATACTTTGGATGATTATGTGCAAATCTTATTGAATGGAAATTCGGGAGATTACGCGAATTCGTGGTTGTTTGGAGATATTCATAGCAATGAGATTTTACGTTTGGAATTAGGATTGAAATATCATAACGTAGAGAGAACCCATAATGGATATTTTATTGGATTCAACGCTGCATATGATTCAAAAATTCGCAATTTAGAATGTGCAAATAGTGGATTCAATGATGTGCGAAGACATCAAGGCGCACGAAAAGTGCGTTTAGGTGATTTAATGGAACAAAACAAGGGAAAATTAACGGTAGAACTGGCAAAAAAGATTATTGCCGATCATTATGATGTGTATTTATCAAAAGAAAATAACCCATGTTCACGCACAGTATGCTCTCATTACGAATTGGATGGACGTGAATATATGACTCAACCAGACCGACCTTTGCCCTATCAACCACGCGGAGCGGTAGATGGATTTGTTACCGATTCTAATATGGCAAAACATATGTCTTTTTATGGCCGGTGGGGATCGTCTTGCGGAACACCATTTATAGCCAAACAATTTTGCAATAAACATCGGCAATGGTCTCAGTACTTACCTTATTTGAAAGATCGTCTCAGTAAACCATGGACCCTTTTTCAATCTACAAACACATCTTCCAAAATAACACCTATTTCTATTTCTAGAAAACGTGCAAAACATAATATAACACGTAAAAGGAAACCCTAACCTAACTAATGTACTAATAGACTGGAGGATAATAATAGAGTGGATAATAATAAGGATATGAGTAAGGGTAATATGCAGGTGCTGGATAATAATAGATTGGCACTTCATAACCGTCGCCATCATCTCCGCCGCCATCGCCGCCATAATAATATCCGCGTCCTCCACCCCAGACACCACCTCCTCCATGACCACCGAAACCACCACCTCCTCCATGACCATCACCACCGCCACCGCCACCACCACCGCCTCCTCCATGACCTTCTATAACTCGGAACCCTCGGATTGCAAAGAAACTAGAAATAACAATTAGAAAAATACACCCAACAACAAAGAAAAATGAGGATGAATTATATTTCATATATTTCATATATTATATCATTAGAGAGAAAAAAGAAGATAGACATTATTATTATATATTTTTATAATAACAATGGAACATATCTCTTGGAAATTAATTGATAAATACTTTCAAGACAACCCGTCTAATTTAGTCGCGCATCATTTACATTTTTTATAATGATTTCTTTATAATGATTTTTCTTTTATGACGGAGTTACCCACCATAAAAGTACTAATCCTGGACCACCACGACCACCATTTCCTGCATTCCATGGAGCCACCCCTTCAGCTCCACCGCCACCACCACCACCCCCGCCATAACCACCATCAAACCCATTTCCACTGCCGCCACTTGAAAATTGATTTCCGCCCGCGCCACCAGCACTAGAACCACCACTAATAAGATTTCCGTTAGAACTGCCACCACCACCGCCACCACACAATTTATAACTTATACCTCCTCCACTAACAATGCCGTTTGAGCTAACATTTATGCCATTTTGAGAAATAGGAGTAATATTGCAGTTACCTCCCATTCCTCCAGAATATGTATTACCACTACCAATTTGTTCTCCATATGTCCCACCACCACCATTGCCTGTACTATAAGAATTTCCGGCGCCGCCACCACCAGTTCCATTACTTGGCGCATTGCCGCCAGCTGGACCCCCAGCGGCAGTATTTACATTATTAATATATGAAGAATTTCCATTAGTGCTTCCTTCAGCTTTACCGCCAGCTACAATACTATATGTTGTACCATTTGAAGCGTTAAAACTATTAACTATAATTTGTCCAGCTGCTCCTCCACCCCCACTTCCACCATAATTTTGACTACCAATATCAGTGTCACCGCTATATCCACCACCACCGCCACCTCCACCACCTAATAATAAATAATTTATTGCATATGAAATTGTGCCCGTGATAGTAATGCTTCCTGTCACAGCTCCAAATGTTGGGGCATATGCAACTAATGTATAATTTTTGCCGCCATATGAATAAGTAGTGCTACTTGTGTTTCCCGTGACATTTACTTGTATTGGAATATAATTTTTGTCCATAAAGGCATTTTTTAAATCACCATAATCAGGACAGCTATAACCTGTATTATAAGAAATTTTACTATTTGGATCTGTTGTACATGGTTCAAATATTTTAGATAAATCTTCTCCATTTTTTGCTGTATAATATACAGTTTTTGTATACTTTCCAGAATAATTTGCTTTAAAAATAGTAGATAAATCATTTCCATTCACTTTAATTCCAGTATTACTCATTTTTAATATAATATTATTATTTATTTTCAAAGATATAAAACATTTTAAAGTTACTAAATTTCTTTTACTAAAATTCCAATAAATCCGATAAATTCAATAAAGTTCAAACTCTACATTTCTTCATCTTTTTCAATTTCCTTTCATTTTATACCAAAAGGTGCGGTTTTAAATCTTCAAGGGTGTAAATGTATTGTTTTGCACACTCTTATTTGTATATAAAATTGCTGCATTATTTATAATAAGATTATTTTATATTTATCTTCCGACAACTGTTAAGGTGATTCCAATAGCACTAGAACTAGAACATAACTATAAATTAGATATCATTATAAAGAAAAAAGAAAATAGACATTATTATTATATATTTTTATAATAACAATGGAAGACATCTCTTGGAAATTAATTGATAAATACTTTCAAGACAATCCGTCTAATTTAGTCGCGCATCATTTAGATTCTTATAATGACTTTTTCTCTCAAGGAATCCATCAAATCTTTCGCGAAAACAATCCGATTCGGTTTATGGAAAGAGAAGATTCTGAAGGCGGCGAAGAAAAACGCAATCAAGTTCTTCTCTATTTAGGTGGCAAAAGCGGCAATCTCATTTATTTCGGAAAACCTATTATTTATGATGATCAGGATCGCGATGCTCACTATATGTACCCCAATGACGCACGACTTCGTAATATGACCTATGGAATGACCATTCATTACGACGTGGAAGTAGAATTTATTTATTATGATACAGAATCAGGAGAAAAAAAGACTCACATGATGACTCTGGAAAAAATCTACCTAGGCAGATTTCCCATTATGTTACAATCCAATTTTTGTATCTTGGCCAATCTTTCACCCGAGGCCCGATTCTACATGGGAGAGTGTCGCAATGATTATGGTGGGTATTTTATTATTGACG